CGATACAGTAGAAGAATTTATGGGTGTGTTGAAGGTGGTACGTGCTACGTGTCCTGAAGATAGATTGTCATACTCAAATCCGATTATGTGAGGGGAAATTCGACTTTTTATTCCAAAAAAGGGCGGAAAAAATCCCGGCAATTTTTTTGCCCTATTACTTTTTTAAAGACCCACATTAGAATGCTAAATAATCCATAACGGACTATAAGTATTAATAAAATGGGTCTTTCCAGATTAGACAACTTCCTGAAGTCGGCAAGAGGGACGATTCTCTATGTTAACCCTAATGACTTAGATGCTACCGATAGTGTTGAAAACCAAGGTAATTCACTAACTCGCCCATTTAAGACAATTCAGCGTGCTTTGATAGAATCGTCAAGGTTCTCTTATCAGAGAGGTTTGAATAATGATAGGTTTGGTAAAACTACTATATTAGTGTATCCTGGAGAGCACGTAATAGATAACAGACCCGGATATATACCCGATGGCGCAAATAACTATAAATTAAGAAGTGGTTCAACTACTAACGATTTACCTGCTTGGGATAATACTACAAATTTCGATTTAGACTCACCTGACAACGAACTCTATAAGCTTAATAGTGTCTTTGGTGGAGTTGTAGTGCCTCGTGGTACATCCATCGTTGGTATGGATTTGAGAAAAACGAAGATTAGACCGAAATACGTCCCATCGCCTACAAACACAAATATTGAAAAAAGCGCAATATTCAGAGTTACTGGTGGATGCTATTTCTGGCAATTAAGCATATTTGACGCAGATCCTAACGGAACTTGCTATGTTGACTATACGACAAATACCTTTGTTCCCAATTTCTCCCATCATAAGCTAACTTGCTTTGAATACTGCGATGGAGTCAATGGAGTCGATATTAGTGATGAGTTCCTAACTTTCTCTACAACCAGAACTGACCTGGATATGTATTATGAGAAAGTTGGTCTAGTTTATGGTCAATCCTCTGGTAGG